GTAATGATACATAAACTTCACGCTCCCAAGGCATCATATTTTCAAGCTCAGTTAATGAATATTTATGGTGCTGCATCAACTGAAAATTAATATTATAGTATGACTCAAGACTAGTATGAGCCATACTCAAGTGAAAAAACTTGCCAGACCCTCCAGAACAACATCACTCTCAACTTTAGTATTTGGATTCGTAACTTTGATTGTATGAGATAGTTTAGGCATCGTTGTAAAGAAGTTTTCAATTTCTTTAAACTGTTTGGTGTTCATCTGTTCTACAAATTCTTGTAGTTCTTTCTTTGTACAATCAGCAGCACTCCAAGATTCTTCTTGATCATAAACAGTATCAATACAAGAAGTAATCATCGCAAGCGATTGGTCTACATCAGCACCAGTTTGATTGACCTCAAAATTATTTTCAACAAACTGTTCCAATGAAGGATATTTAAGTTTCATTGAAAGATTATCATCTAGTTTGATAATATTGGTATGATTTGGATCCTTTTGGACCTTGATATCATCAATATTAATTTCCATTTGAACCGATGTCTCTTCATCATCGGGACAAATAACATTCACTTCAACAGTTTCACCAACTGATTTGGCACGAACATTTAAGAACAAATACTCAATATCAAACGTTGAAAGTTCTTGTACTTTTACAGTCTTTGATATGATACAATCTGATAGAATCTGAACAATCGCATTTGAAATCTGTTTCGTATCTTCAGATTCAAGTGCCATAATTAGAATTTTTTCTTCTCTGACTAAAAATGGTCTGTATCTAATTTTCTTTCCAGTAGAGGGCAATTCCAACTCATACGTTGGCGTAGAGATCTTTGGTAAAGGCATAATGACCTATAGAACTTCAGTTGTGATTATTTATCTCGTTATGGACGCCTTCCTGTTTCTTGTAAAATTCTAATCTGCTCATCGGTAAGAGATGGATTTTGCCGACGAAGAGTGGAAGAAATGGGTCTTCCACTAGTTGAATTTTGTTTATTAGTAGATGTTTCACCCGTTGGTTGGGCTCCGTCACCAGCACTAGGAGATTGCCTTCTTGATCCTCCTTCTTGTAACGACCTATCTATGATATACCTATCATAATTAAATGTTACGGTAATTTTAAGAATGTCTGCCGGACCATAAGAAAGAGGCACAGAAGCTATAGACTTTGGAAAAGCATTAACTAAAGTGTATGTTCTTGAATAGTTGTTAAATTTATAGTCTCTTTCTATTTTAGCGATAGTTATTGAAGATTTATAATTATCTGGATATCTAAACCTCCTATAAAATCCTCCAGTAGTATCATTTTGTGCCACTTTATCGCCAGCACCACCAGAAATATAATCATTCCAACCATGAAATAATTCTAATATTTTATATCTACTATCAACGTAGAAAGTTAAATCAATGTCAGTGTATAATCTAGTATGAGCAAATTCTTGAGTTACTCCTAAAAAATTATCTTTTACTTCCGTTGTGGCAAATGTAGATCCTGGAAGTGAAGCATCAGCACATAATAAAGATAATTGATTTTCATCTATTGTAAGTCCTAGTCCAGGAGGAATCTTTTTTTTTAAATTTGGATCTGGGACCACTGGATTTGTTAAAAATGCTTTAAGGTTAGGTGGAAGTTTAATTTCAACAACATATTCATTACTTAATGATAAGTTACTTAAAAGTTTGCGTTGCTCTTGAGTTATGTTAGCGTAAACGGCAGCAGACATCTAAATATCTCTTATGGAGTCTTGATTATTAAGTATTTAGATGTCATATAAAGGAAAATACCAACCATCATTTCCCAAAAAATATAAGGGAGATCCGACAAATATCATATACAGATCATTGTGGGAAAGAAAGTTTATGGTCTATTGTGATCTGAATGAGAAAGTGTTGGAATGGGGATCGGAAGAAATGTTTGTGTGGTATAGATCACCAATAGACAGTAAACCTCACAGATATTTTCCTGATTTTTATATCAAAGTTCAAGAATCTAGTGGTCAAATTAAAAAGTATTTGATTGAGATTAAACCAAAACGACAAACAACTCCTCCCCCCAAACAACAGAGACAAACTAAAAAGTATCTCTATGAGGCATATGAGTACGCCAAGAATCAGGCAAAATGGGAAGCAGCAAAAGAATGGTGTGCTGATCGTGGCTATGAGTTCAAAGTTCTCACAGAAAACGAATTAGGTATTTAAGATGCCTAGAAAGACACTCAAACAAAGACGAGAAGCAAATCCAACCGATGATAATGAAAATCGGGTGCGTTCCGTTATTGACAACGTAATTGGAAATGAGGATCCTGATGATTTAATGCTTGAAATTATGAGTGTGCTACAAGAAAGTGGACGAGTTCCACAGGCAGGAAAGTATTATACGTTCGTTTATAATCCAAAAACACCAAATATATCTTATGATCAAAATCCTCTAGTCGCAGTGACTGAAGTTTATAAGTGGGGATTTAAAGCAATTAACTTTCATTGGGGTGAATTAAGACAATATACCTGGAGTGAAGTTGCTGGGCAATTATATGAAGTTTATCCAGACGAATTAGCAGATTTAAGAGAGGTGCCTTTTGCCAATATCCGTCTAAATAGTTAAAAAATAGCCATATGGCAACATCGGCACCAATATTAAGATACCCTTACGAAGCATTAACGGATAGTACAGACTATCTGCAAATTAATCTTGTTAAAAGAAGAAATTCTGGTGATTTTAATTCTGCTACATTCTTAACTGGGTTAACTAAAGGTAGAGGATATTACACTTTAGACAATCCACTAAATGATCCATATCTAAATCCCCCACCAAAGCTTAACGGCAGACAGTTATCTCCAACAACAGTATCAACGAATGGTGTAATACTGCTACCAATGCCATCAAGCATTAATGATACAAATCAAGTAAGTTATTCTGATGATACTTTAGATGCGGTCACTGCTGCCGTTGCTCAAGCAGCAGGTGGTATCTTTAACACTAATGTAACAAAAGATGGAAAACTTGATTTAGGTACAGCACTCGATAATATTAGTAAATCAATTTATAGTTCTGGTGGAAAACTTTTTGGTGGTTTAGGTGGAGAAAATATTAAAAATTTAATCTTGGCAAATTTAGCAGCACAAGCAGCTAGTCTTCCTGGAACAGGAAATTTAAGTTTGAATCAAGCACTAGCAAGATCTTCGGCACAGATTTTAAATCCCAATATGGAATTATTGTTTAATGGTCCAACAATTCGTAATTTTAGATTTTCATTCAAAATGACTCCTAGAAATCCAAGTGAATCTAATCAAATAAAACAAATTATAAGAAGTCTAAAAATACATATGTCTCCACAGTTAGGAGACGGACAACAATTATTTTTAAAAGCACCTAATATTTTTGAGTTAAGATATAAAAATGGTCAGAACGATAATCAATATTTAAATAGATTTAAACAATGTGCTCTTGAAAATATGTCAGTCAATTATACTGGTGAAAATGTATATGCCACTTACGAAGATGGTGCTCCAGTGTCAACTATTCTGGATCTAACATTCAAAGAGCTTGAACCAATTTACTCGGCAGATTATAATACACCAGAAGGGAAAATAGGAGTAGGATACTAAAATGGGATACTTCAGAGAACTACCAAATCTAGCATATCAATCATTCCTACCACATAAGAACTCTTCTCAAGATTATGTCATTGCGAAGAATCTTTTTAGAAGGGTTAAACTTCGTGATGACTTATATAATGTCTTTACGATCTTTAACAAATATGAAATCAAAGACGGTGCTCGTCCAGATACAGTTGCCGACGAGATCTATGGAAGTCCAGAATTAGATTGGGTTGTTCTAGTCACCGCAAACATTACAAGTGTCAGAGATCAGTGGCCCTTATCAGACTATCAACTTTATAATTATGCCGAGAACAAATATGGTAATGATCTGACTAAAATTAGATTCTATGAAACCACAGAAGTCAAAGATTCTTCAAATCGTCTGATTCTTCCAGCAGGTAAAGTTGTCACTCAAAACTTTACAATTCCAAATCCAGCAGATCCTACGGCAACCTTAAATCCTGTGACTGGAATCAACAATTATGAGTATGAAACCAGAAAGAACGACGAGAAAAGATCAATTTATCTTCTGAAACCAACTTACTTACAACAATTCTTGAATGATATGAGAAGAGAGATGTTGTATTCAGAATCATCAGAATACATTGATGAAACTTTAATTGCGACTGCGAATACAAAAATTACATTACCACAATAAATTTAGTTTCTTATCAAAAATCATCACATATCGGTGCTTGCGGGAGCGGTCTTTCCATTCTCCTTCAGCACCTTTAATTTTGCCTCTAGAGTGTTTAGTTCCGTCTGCATAGTAGAAATCTTTCTTTGGATCTGTGAGTCCGCAATATTTAAAATTACAAGCGCGATAGATTGTACCATTATGGAAATCACTATCAGCGTAAGAGATGATTGCTTTAACTTCAGTATCCTTTCGTAACTGTTTAATCGCTCTTGAAACGAACCAAGAAGTGATATTATGCTCTCCCTGTTGGGTGTCAGGATGTATGCAAAGTCTTGAAAGTTCAAAGAGTCCTTCTTGCTCATTTCGTTCTAATCCAAATGCTCCTTGTGCGACTTCAGGAACAGGGAGTCCTGTGAACACACAGACTCCCTGAATACCACCAATATTCAATGGGCAAAAGTCATTATTCTTATAAAGACCATAGTTATACCCAGACTTAAAACCTTTAGAAAAGTCCTTAAGATAATGAAACCGCAGAAGTAACTCTGCGGCTTCGGACTTGCTTACACGATCAATGGTGTAATCAGACTTCACTCTTCTGCCAAACGGGCAAAGTAGGACAGAGCATCATCATCCTCATCTTCCTCAACCGCAGCAGCACGACGGGTGGGTTGAAGATTGTTGAGTTCAGTGCGAAGATCTTCATCAAGATCCTTCACAGGACCACGAGAATAGGTCTCCTCTTCAGCAACTTCTTCATCCACACGGCGGGAACCTTTGGAACCGAGCACATACTCAAGGCGCTTTTTCAGTTCATCATAGGTCTTGAACTGATCGGCAGCAACGAGTTCGGCAAGCGAATACTGCTTTTTCCAGATCGCTTCCATTGCGTCATCATCGTCCAGCAGAGGAGAAGGGGCAGCAAACTCACTGGAGTCATAGTTACGATAACCAGCAACGTTCTTTGCCTTCAGTTTGAAGTTAGCACCTTGCCAGAAGTCAAACGGATCAATCGCTTCCTCATCTTCAAACTCAGGTTGCATCGCAGCAGTCAGTTTGTCAAAGATCTTCTTACCAAACTTGAACAGGAAGACTTTACCTTCGTTCGCAGGATTAGCAGGATCCTTCACCACATAGATGTTGCTCACATAAGTCAGTTTACGCTTCTGCTTACGTGCCAGTTCTTTACCAGCATCGGTGCCGTTGTTCCACAGTTCGGAGTTCAGTTCCGACACAGGATCCTTCTGACCCAGAGTAGTCAGGGAGTTCTCAATATACCAACCACCAGGACCTTGGAATGCGTGACTGTAGAGTTTCACGAACGGCAGGTCCTCACCGTTCGGAGCAGGAAGGAAACGGATCACGGCATAACCATTGCCGCTCTTATCTACATCCAGTTTCCACAGACGGTCATCACTAGAACCGCTGCTTGTATTCATTTTTTCAACTTCTTTAACCAGTTTGGCAGTAAGATTGCCAAGTTTAGATTGCTTCTTAAGGTCAGCAAAAGACATTTGGATTACCTCGGATAGTTTGGATTCGGGGGATTACTCGGATAGTATAACAGAAATTGCCTCAGCGGTCAATGTACTGCTTGAGGGATTCAATGGTTTTGTTCATACTACTGAATAATATGTTCATATCAGTTTCTGGTGGGAATCCCATCAGTGCTACTGATTTGCGAAGGTTCTCTTTCATTTCAACCGCTTCGGGGTCGTCTGAAAGAGATAACCTAGTATACATCACTCTCTGCTTTTCTAGCAAGAGCTCAAGTTTCTCAATGTGTTCCAGTTTGGTCTCACGGGACATACCACCAAAAGTGAGAATACTTCCGTAAATCTCCTCTTGTAACCTATTGATTTCTTTCAGTTCGTCTTGAATAATATCGGAGTCAAAAAAGTTACTCATCTATGATTTCCCTTAAAATCTTCTTGAATTGAAACACATCAATATTTAGAAATGGATTGTATTTTTTCATTTTTAAACTGACGGTTTCCCACACTGGGTCCAGAAGTTTCTTATCAAACTTTTTCCCGAACAGGAATATTTTATCATAGATGACTAGGGTTTCAATAGAAATCTTCCCGCTCAGGAATCTTTTTAGAACGGGTGGATGACCTTTGGAACAGTTCAAGGCATCCTCTAATTTTGTTTCCAAGAACAATTCGCTGCTTTGCTCTTTGAACAAGTAAGTCAAACTCTGTTGTCGTCTCATCCATTCTGCGTATGTTCTTTC